AGGCCTCCTGAAAAGTGCTGCTATCGACCCCGAAGAAAGACATTTGGCCCGAAAATCGTTCGCCACATGCAGGATCTGGCTGATGATAAGCTTGATTTCCTTTCGATAAACTGCCCTCCGCGTGTTGGCAAATCAACCATCGGCATTTTCTTCCTAACATGGATGATGGGACGCAATCCTTCTTCTGCGAACGTCATGAGCGGACACTCGGATGCGCTTACAACGGGATTTCATAAAGAAGCCTTAGGGCTCATAACGGACGACTCGACGTATAGATTCAATGAGGTATTCCCATGTTCTAGGATCATCGACAAGAGCATGTCGGCCGAGACCATCCAACTCGAAGGATCATCTGATCGTTTCCCATCTCTCACATGTCGCTCGATCGGTGGAACGCTAACAGGCGCTGTCGAGGTTGGAAAGAACGCTCTGCTTTATCTTGACGACTTGGTTGAAGATAGGGAACAAGCCCTTAATGCAGACCGTATGGACAAGCTGTACCAAGCTTATCTCAATCAGCTCAAGGAACGCAAGAAAGAGGGCGCGAAAGAGCTTTGCGTCATGACTCGATGGGTGCCGAATGATCCACCCGGTCGCATTCAGGAGGAATATGCTGATGATCCTCGCCATAGATTCGTGAAGATACCTGCGCTAGATGAGAACGGGCAAAGCAATTTCGATTACCCATATGATCTGGGATTCTCGACCCAATACTACGAGGATATGCGACGTTCGCTATTGGCGGCTGGTGAGGATGACTCATGGTCGGCAAAATTCATGTGTGATCCTTATTGGCAATCAGGATTGATGTTCCCTAAAGATGAGCTCAAATACTACGATGAGCTTCCCGAAGGTGAACCGGATGCCATATTGGCAGTATGCGACACTAAAGATCGCGGCCCAGACTACGCGGTGCAGCCTATCGGCTATGTATATGGGCAAGATCACTATATCCATCATGTTATATGCGACAACAGTCTTCCTGAGGTGTTCCAGCCGCGTCTGGCAAGTGCGATCGTTGAGCATAAGGCGGATATGGTGCGTTATGAGTCCAATAGCGCAGGTGGAAGGGTTGCAGACGACGTTGCGGAACTTTGCAAAGATAGAGGATACCCGATCCATATCGAGAAGAAATACAGCACCGAGAACAAAGAGACCCGAATTTTGGTCGACTCAGGCTGGATCAAAGAGAGGTGTCACTTTAGGCGCACCCCGCCCGACAATGACTATCAACGATTCATGAATATGATGACCAAATATACCGTCTCAGGAAAGGTCAAGCACGACGATGCGCCGGATGCGATGTCGATGTATAAACGATTCGCCTCATCTTTGGTCAAAGCAAAGGCCGAACCGATGAAGCGACCATGGTGATGAAGGAGCCTAATATGTCCATATGCCAACCGTGGGACTATTTCCCTCTTATTCCTGTTTTTGCGTTTACTGACAAGAAGAAGGCAAAGAAGTTCGTTAAGGAGAAAACAGGACTCAAATACAACGATTCTGGAAAAGCTGGATCGTTCACATGGTATGAGAACCCCAATGGAAGCTTTGCTGTCATTTTGCTTAGTTGCAATGAGTCCAGTGCGGCACAAAAATACGCTTGTCTTGCACATGAATGCACGCATTATGCGCAAGCAGTAGCGCAGAGCATGGATACGGCGCTTGATGAAGAATCGCAAGCGTATGTTATGCAGGCCGCAATGCTTGCCTGTATTGCGCAAATAGGCGAGAAGTGGTTTGTCAACTAAACCAAATGCAACGCATCCAGACGCATCTCGACACGATGTTTATTTCGTTTATTCCATAAGGTGAAATTAACTATGGCAGACCCTTTTCTGCTCTGTGCGCTAGTTGAGTTATGAGGTCAGCTAGCGCACGCCCCCCCCCTCATTTCAAAGGATGCCTTGTGTCGGAGCCATTAGATGAAAATACGGAGCCTTCAACAACGATAAGCGGCGCTATCCCTCCAGCGTCAGGGTTGTTTCATGGCCGCAGAGTGCTCTATTCTCCGTATGAAGAGGTGACAGAACACAACGTTGTCGAGATCCTTGATTATGTCGAGTCAGGTCGAACGCGCAATCATGCAGAAATCGACTACCTTTGGAACTACTACAAAGGTAAGCAACCAATACTGAGTCGCATCAAACAGGTTCGTCCTGAGATCAATAATAAGGTCGTAGAGAATCACGCACAAGAGATCGTGAAGTTCAAGATCGGCTACCAGCTTGCAGAACCTTTGCAATACACATGTAGGAATACAAATGAGGCTGGAGATTCATACGAAGCCAAGCTCAAAGAGGTGAACGAGCTCAACACGCTCATGTTCGCAGAAGATAAGGCGAGTTGCGATCGAGACCTCTTCGAATGGATGTGCGTAGCGGGGGTCGGCTATAGATTCAATGTATCCGACGAAGAGTTCGATATCGAAGACGGCAGTGCACCCTTCGAGATATATACATTGGATTCAAGACGCACATTCGTTGTACTTTCGCCTGCGTATCATCATAGAGTCTTGCTCGGTGTCTGGATCGGCATGGACATACAAGATGGTGTCGAGATATTCAATGTCTATACTGATAACCATTTTTATCAGATAAAGAATGGGAGCATAATCAAAGATTCATCCCATACCTATAAGCACATCCCCATAGTCGAATATCAACTCAATAATGCTCGAATGGGTGTTTTTGAGCCTGTTTTACCGCTTTTGGATGCCATCAATATTATCGAATCAAATAGGCTTGATGGTATTGAGCAGACCATTCAAGCGTTGATCAAATTCATAAATGTCGACATCGATGAAGACGGCTTCAGGGAGATGCTCGAATTAGGTGCGATCAAAGTCACAGCGCGTGACGGAATCAAGGGTGATGTTGATGTCATTAAAAACGACCTCGACCAGACACAGACGCAAGTGACCAAAGACGATCTGTATCAGGCGGTCGTCAATATCTGCGGAATGCCGAATAGAAACGGAACATCGGGGAGTTCCTCCGACACAGGAGCCGCTGTTCTGCTTCGTGACGGCTGGTCTCTGGCCGAATCACATGCCAAAGATTATGAGCTTCAGATCAAGAAAGCCGAGCGCAACTCACTGCGTGTGATTCTTGAAATTTGTAGACAGTCGAAGGATTGTGCAATAAAAAACCTGAAGATCCGCGATATCGAGCTCGCATTCAATCGCAGGAACTACGAGAACATCCTCGTTAAGGCTCAAGTGCTTACGACGATGCTCAAATCGAACCAGATTCATCCACAGTTAGCATTCCAATCCTGTGGAATGTTCACTGACCCAGAGGCAGCGTACACGCAATCTAAAGAATACAACGAAGAGGGAAAAGCTGCGCTTGAAACAATAACAAAACAAGCCGATGGCGGCACTGATGACAACGACCCAGATGATGCGAAAGTCAATGAACAGAAGGATGTCGGAAGCCAAGCAGGCGTTCCAGAACCAAAGCAATAACACCATAAAGGTGTGCGCATAGACCAGCCGGTCTCGTTCTTGCCGTAAATAGAACGTAAAGGTCACAAAGGAGAAGATATGAAGCGCGAAGATCTTATTGAAGTCTTGCCGGATGCAGACAAGGAAGCGATCGACACATTGTTCAAGATGTTCGGCAAAGAGCTGAATCCTCTTAAGGCGTCCGAAAAGGAAGCCACAAAGAAGGCAGATGATTTCGCTGAGCAGCTTGAAGCAGCAAACGCAAAGATTGCAAGCCTTAATGCGACGCTGGATGATGCCAACAAGAAGATCGAGGCAGGCATGACTGCTGAAGAACTCTTAGCTAAGCAAAAAGAAGACGCAGCAGAACGAGAACTTGAGTTCATTCGCAAGAGCAACGCTCTTGATGCTAAGTCGCTTTTTGTCGAAGCGGGTTGTTTCACGGATGATGAGATCGCTGCTTTGGTAGAGCAGGTTGTTTGCGAAGATCTTGAAACAACGACGAACAAAGCAAAGGCGATCATCGATGTGGTTAATCGTAGGTCTGAAACAGTAAAGCAAGAAGTAACTGATGACCTTCTTAAAGGCAATCCAAAGCCAGGCGGCTCCGGCGGCGGCAGTCCAAAGCCGATGAGCAAATCTGACTTCTTGAAGCTTCCCTACAAGGATCAACTCCAGCTTAAAGCCGAAAACCCGAACATTATGTCAGAACTATCAAAGGAGTAGAACATGCCAGGCACTCTTACTTTGGGCAATATGTCCGTTCCGTACGACGAGGAGATTTTCGCAGCGTACTTCGATGATGAGCCTGATCTCTTGAACACAGCACTTGTGCAATCTGGTGCGCTTGTAGAAGACAGCCACATCAATTCACTCATTCAGGGTGGCGGAGACCTGTACACAATCCCATTCTACGGTTTGCTTGATTATGAAGTTGCCCCTGCAAACTATGATGGACGAACCGACATTCCGATCCAGACGCTATCCGCAGCATCCCAGACCGGCGTCGTTTATGGTCGCGCTCAGGCTTGGGGAGCTCGCCAATTCGCAGCAGACTTCACTGCTGCTAACCCTATGCAGGCTATGGCGGTTCGTGCTGCTAAGTACTGGCGAAATTACAAGCAGAAGACTATGCTCGGGATTACTGAGGCGGGTCTGTCCAATACCAAGATGGCAGCTCATGTTCTTACTAAGACCGAGCTTACCGAGACGACACTCGACGATGGATGCGAGGAGATCTTCGGCGACCACGCTAATCAGATCGCATTGGCTATCATGCATTCATCTGTTGCGCAATTCTATAAGGATAAGCAGCGTGTCGAATTTCTAAAGTACACCGACCCTAACGGAATCACACGAAGCTTGGATATCTATGAGATCAACGGCATCAATGTTGCAGTGCTCAATGACGGGCTCAAGATCTCTGGTTCTGGAGAGAGTGGCAATAAGTATGCAACCTATCTGTTTGCTTACGGGTCGCTTCGGTCGGGCAGTGCGCCTGTGACTAACCCAGTTGAGTTCGGGCGTGACCCGTTGAAGAATGGCGGAGAGGACTTCCTTATCAACCGCCTGCGTGAGACCATCCACCCGGATGGAATGTCGTTCAGCAAGCCTAAGACTAGCTACACAGAGTCGCCTACAGATGCACAGCTTGCCGATAAGGCGAACTGGGCACCCGCATACAGCGATGTGAATGCCATTCCGATCGCAAAGCTCATCACCCCGGGCGTTCGATAAGGAGATGCTAATGACGCAAGAGGAGATGGAGAGGTTCGTAGCTACCTTGGTTGATGAAGCACGGCTTGACGAATTCGTTCCAGTATATGTTGGGCTGGCTAAGGATGCTGTAGTGAATCATCTGTTTCCTTTTCGAGATGATGCTTCTTGGGAAGACGTTCCTGAGAAGCATCATATTAGAACTTGCGAGATAGCCGTATATCTCATCAATCGTCGCGGAGCAGAAGGCGAGACATCTCACAGCGAGAGCGGAACCAGCCGCTCTTATGAATCAGCCGGTATCCCATCATCGTACTTTGATGGCTTGGTTCCGTTTGCGGGTGTCCCCAAATGAGGTGCCTAGACAGACAGAAACAATGGGTACTGGTTTCACGGTTTGAGAAACTCGCTCCAGAGATAGATGACAAAGGTCGATATACTGGCGATTACGAGCCTGTACGCTCACGCCAGATTCCTTTGTTGGTGAGCATCTCTTCCGTCAAAGGAGACGCTGAAAACGCCATTTTCGGACAATCGCTCAATTATGATCGAGTCATTACGATAGACGACCCCGATTATGACCTGAACGAAGCCGATGTGTTCTGGATAGACGGCAAGATAAGAGATGTGCTATTGAATGGCGGGTATTTCGAAAGGTATAGCGTTCTCGAATCAGGAGAGGTCATCGATGGAGGGTCGTTCGATGACTATGACAAAGGCGAAGATTTTGATGCAGGAGGCTTTGAGTATCCCGTCTGGACAGACACCCCACACGATCATGTCATAAAGAAGATCGCGCGTAGTGAAAACTTCACATTGGTAGCTGTTGAACGCGTCGAGGTGTCGGCATGAGAAAGATCAGAATCTCTCTTTCCAAAGATTCTATTGAAGCTGGGGTAAGAAGCCTCGATGAATATAGATCAGGACTAAAGACTAAGTGCGATGAGCTCTGTCGGAGACTTGGGAATTTAGGAATCGAAACAGCAGTATCGATAGTGCCTATTGAAACAGGAACGCTCAAGAACAGTATCTCGCTCGTTAAACACGGGGATGCGAATTATATCGTCTTAGCTGATGCGGAGAATGCTGCATTTGTTGAATTCGGCACAGGAGTCATTGGACAAGGAACCTATGGGTTCGATCTGCCGGTCTCATGGGAATACTTACAAGATCCACCACAATCTCCTTGGGCGCACGACCCAAGCGACATATCTACTTGGTATTACGTGGACGAAAGCGGCCGAGTAAGGTCAACAAGAGGGCAAGTTGGTGTTGGATATATGGGTGCAGCAGCGGCAGAGGTGTACTCGAAGATAGCAAGTATTGCTAGGGAGGTGTTCTCATGATAGATGTTGAAGCGGATGTTTTCGATACGGTCGCAAGAGCCATCTATGCTCTTAGCGAGAGTGCTTACATTTCTTCAAGGCATTTCATCGCTCCACCTCAGTTCCCAGCCATTTCCATTATTGAGAAGACTAACCTCTCTCACACAGAGTCATATGATAGTTCTGGTCGGGAGAAGGCATCATCTTTAACCTATGTCATAGACGTTTACTCGAATTCTGAAAAGAAGGCAAAACAAGAGTGCAAGAAGATTATGAAGGTCATTGCTGATACAATGAATACGATGAACTTCACGCGCACATTTTGCGAAGTTTCAGACAATGTCGCTGACCCTAACATTTACCGCATGACGGCAAGATTTGCGGCACTTGTCGATGAAAGCAACGTTTTATACAGACGATAGCATGTCTGTTTGGGGGAATAGAGCATAAGGGTCTCGCCTTAGGATCGATTTCGATTTAAGGAGAGTCTTATGGCCACATCAAGTTGCGATACATTTCTAATGTACAAACCCACTGCAGAAGCCGCGAGCTATACAAAACTTGTGGATATCAAAGAGTTCCCAGATTTGGGAAGCGCCCCCAATCTAATCGATAGCACAACCCTCACGGATCATCAGAAGATGGGCGTAAACGATCTCTTCGATCCAGGCAATCTTGAGTTCTCTGCTAACTATGTCAAAGATGACTACAAGAAGCTCAAAGCCCTCGAAGGAAAGTCTCTCGAATATGCAATCTGGTTCGGAGCTGATAACTCCACCGGTGAGTGGGTTCCCGACGGACATGAGGGTAAATTCGAATTTAAGGGCGAGCTCGCCTGTTGGGCAAAGGGCGCAGGAGTTAGCGCGATACGCGATATGGGTATTTCGATCGCACCCTCAACTGAGATCAAGCTGGCAAGTGAGTAAAACTAGAGCAGAAAGGGACTACCATGGGTCTAACATTTGATTACGAAGGAACCACCTATTTTTTGGAGTATGACCGCAAGTCAGTTGAGTTGGCAGAGAATATTCTTGACCTTGCTATGACGGATGTGAGGGACTATAGGATCAGCACGATGAAGAAGCTGTTCCACGGAGCTCTTCTTAAGCACCACCCCCGCATCAAGGCAGCTACTGTCGACATGCTTTATGACCTTCAGACAGACAAGAGCGGTCTTCATGAAGATCTGCTCGAGATGTATAGCGATACGATCAACACTCTTATGTCGAGCGAACCAGAAGAGGGAAAAGCGATCACCCGCAAGAGGATCTAAACGAAGCTGAATCTTGCGGGAAGATCGAAAGGGCTTCTGAAATTTTTTGGAAGGTATTCCCAACATATTTGCTTTTTGGAATGACAGCAGAACAGTTTTGGGAAGGAGAGCCAAAACTTGCCCAAGCTTACCGAGAAGCGGACAGGTTGAAGGTTGAACGAGTTCGTTTCGATGAATGGAGAGCTGGGTACTACACAAGGCTTGCTTTTGGTTCAGCATGGAGTAGCGATGTGAAGTACCCGGATTTTCCGCTGTTTGTTGAGAAATCAGATGAATTCATCCAAGAGCGCAAGAAAGCGACCATGCGATCAAATGTAGCAAAGATGGAAGCTTACATGGTTGCTTTCAACGCAAGATTTACTGGGGATTAACAGAAAAGGGTCTGCCATAGCTAATTAGACCGAAAGGAGATCGGCTATGGCGGAATCAAGCATAGACTCATTGTCGATCGAGATATCGGCTAATTCAGGCAAGGCAGACAAGGCCCTTGATAAATTAAGCAACTCTTTACTGAAGCTGGAGAAGTCCTGCAACTCGATAAGCTCTCTTGCAAAGGTTCAAGGCAAGATCGACTCGTTCAGCAAGAAAATCGAAAAACTTGATCTTTCAAATCTCAAGGCTATAAATAGCGTCAAGATCAATAAATCCATCCCAACGAACCTTGAGCTTCTTGTAAAGAGCACAAAAGGCATCAGCTTCACTACTTCTAATAAACTCAAAAGTGTTGCAGAGGCGCTATCTTATTTCAGCCAAGCCAAAGGCGCCACGCTAAGCAAAACACTTCCAACCAACCTGAAGCTACTCATTGAGACTACTGACAGGCTTTCCCCAGATACGCTAGCAAGACTGAGAGATACTGCAACCGCATTGTCTTATTTCCGCTCAGTTAAAGGCGTTTCCCTAAGCAAAACAATTCCGGAGAATCTTAGATTACTCGGAACCGTAGTGCTCGGACTTCCTCCGAACTTTGTGGAAAGAATAAAAGACATTGCGATGTCCTTGTCACTTTTTAAGCTTCTAAAAGGAGTGACGATAAGCAAGACCATCATCACTCGCTTGCAAGAGCTCCCAAGTGTCATAAACAATTTTCAGGGCATGAACATCGAGTCTTTCACGACTCAAATGGCTGCGCTCAATAATGCGCTTCTGCCTTTAGCCAACACGGTTGGCAAGTTCGCAGCAAGCGTAAACATGCTTCCTGCGTCTCTTAAGACAACAGCTGCATCAGCACGCGAAGTGGTCTCCACTAATAAGGCTTTAGCTTCTTCGACCGACAAGGTGAACAAGACCCTCAATACGGAAGCTGGCTTGCTTGGTAGGATGTATTCGAAAGCTCTCGGCATGTGGGCGGTATTCGGTCAGGTCAAAAGAATCATCGGCTCTTTTATAAACGAATCTAACACCTACATCGAGAATATGAATCTATTCCAAGCCTCCATGGGTGCAGGCACAGAAGCTGCCACTGAGTTTGGGATGAAAGCACAGGACTTGCTCGGCATTGACTTCGGACAATGGGCGCGTAACCAAGGTGTATTTCAAACCCTGATAACAGGTATGGGGTTAGCGTCTCAAAAGGCCGATGTAATGAGCCAGCAGCTAACGCAGCTTGGATATGACATAGCTTCGTTCTATAACATAGATATTGAAGAGGCGATGTTAAAGCTCCAATCTGGCGTAGCTGGAGAATTGGAGCCACTCCGTAGGCTAGGCTGGGATCTTTCGAACGCCCGAATGAATCTTGAGCTCACAAACCTCGGTATCGAAGGCAACGCGCAGTCCATGACGCAAGCCGAGAAGGTCGCATTACGCTACTACATGATAATGAATCAAGTGACCATCGTTCATGGTGATATGGCTCGCACCATCGCTTCTCCAGCTAATCAATTGCGTGTATTGCAAGCACAACTAACACTCACGGCAAGAACGATAGGCAATCTTCTGATTCCAGCAATGAATATGATCCTACCTACCGTCATTGCAGTCGTAAAGGCGATCAGATTGCTTGCTATCGAGCTGGCAAACTTCTTTGGAATAGATGCAACGTTTGAGGTTGACTACTCGACGCTTGATACTAGCGGCATCGCATCCGCTGGTGATGATGTTGAAGATAGCCTTGATAGCGCAAACAGTAAGGCTAAAGAGCTCAAAAACACGATCATGGGCTTTGATGAGATAAACAAGCTCAATGATGTTAGCTCGTCTGATTCGGGCACCAATTCCAGTAATGCAGGAATCGGGTTCGACCTACCCCTAGATACATACGACTTCTTTGAAGGTCTTACAGACGATATTGGGAAAAAGACCGATGAGATGGCACAAAGGATAGCAGAATCGATGAAGAGAATCCTTCCTGTCGTTGCCTCCATCGGAGCCGCGCTTACCGCTTGGCGTATCGGCACTGGATTGATCAATAGGCTTGGAACCCTCAAATCAAATATGAACGTTTTGAGCGGCGACACAAAGAAGATCTCGGACAATGTTGACAGCACTCGAGCTAGATTCACTCTGCTCCCAAGCCTTTCTGGCGGCTTCATGGGAAACATACGAGGCTCTCTTGCAGGAATGGGTGGATGGGCGGCAGCATTGCTCGTAGCTATCGCATATTTTGGAGACCTATGGAACAGAAGCGATACATTCCAAAAAGGAATCCATGCAACTTGGGACTACATTTCCAATATAGATCTAGGTTCGCTCTTGAATTCGATAGTCGGTTTCTTCGGTGGACTCGCCAGCGGTGTCGCGGAATTCTTCGGCGGTTTCTTTGGCTCGTTTGGCGAAGTGCTCCAGTCGGCATTAGACGCTTGGAATATAAGTGTCCCTGAAGGTCTCGTGCAGTTCTTCGACGATATAAACAAGTTTGGGCAACACTTCTTCGAAACCTTCGATATAGGTGGCCTTGACTTCATATGCTCAGGACTGTATGCGATCTCAATGCCAATAAGAATGATCGGACTTGCATCAGAGGATGTAGTAGAGAAGGTAGATGCACTAGGTGGCATCTCTGAGGAGGCTGCATCGAAATTTGGAACGTCACTTACCTCTATGGAGAAAGCCACTAAGGTTCTAACAAAGATCGATTTTGGTGATCTCGTTGTGAGCGAGAGCGATGTATCGGAAATTTCCGGACATGTAGAGGACATCAAGTCCACCATCCTGAATAACTTAGATGCCTCAAAGAACGAGGAGCTAGCAAGCATCGATGCTCTAGCGGGAATGCTTCCACCAGAGCAAGTTGAGATGTTGAAGAGCCAGATCAATGAGCTCTATGCGTCAAAAACTCAAACAGTTGAATCAGGCACTGCTCGGATCAATGAGATATACAGAATCGCAGCAGAGAACAACCGGACTATAACCAATGAAGAGGCAGCTGAGATCAAGAGCATACAAGAGCAACTCCAGAATGATCTCATCGAGTCATCCGGTGCTACCAAAGAAGAAATCAATAGCATCACTCGTGCTATGAATCAGAACAATACCAATGCTGCACTCGAAAGCGCAAGCGAGATCCTACAGGCTGCTATTGAAGAGAGAGATGGAAGAGTGCAAGCTGCTTGGGATAGTTATGATGCAGCAATGTCAGCTGCAGATGGTCTGCTTGCAGCGGGGAAGATCACGAAAGAAGAATACGAGAACATCAAGCAGTCGGCACTTGACACCGCTCAGAGCGAACAGGACGCCGCCAATGAAGCCTACTACGGTGAGAATGGTGTTGTGAACAAAGTCAGGAGTGGTCTGGGGGACGCTAGAGACCAGATCGATACGGACACCGGCAGGATAAAGAGCAAGTGGGATGTGTTCTGCGAGAACACATCGTCCTCATGGAGAAACTTCTGTGATGGACTTGGTGGGATGATAAAGAATGCGGCCAATGCCGTTATAGGGTGTCTCAACACGATTATAAATGGTGTTGAGACAATGGTGAACGATGCAATCAGGGCTCTTAATAGGTTCAGCGTTAAATTTCCCGATTGGTTACCAGGAGTAGGCGGTAGAAAATTTGGACTAAACATCCCATACGCCTCACTTCCGCGTATTCCATACTTTGCCCAAGGTGGCTTCCCAGACCAAGGCCAACTGTTCATAGCTCGCGAGAACGGCGCAGAAATGGTCGGACAAATGGGGGGCAATACAGCTGTTGCCAACAATCAACAAATCGTAGAAGGCATCGAACAGGGTGTTACAAGAGCAATGCTTCAGGTACTGATGATGAATGCAACCAACGAGCAGAATTCGAGCAACGATTCTAATGTTGAGGTCGTTCTGCGAATCGATAGCGAAGATATCGCGCGAGCGAACATCAAAGGAACGGACTCCCTCATGCGTAGAGGGCTCGTTCCGAGCTTTGGGTTCTAAGGAGCGAAGATGTCTGACACACCGATGCTTTATGTTGGCACGAATGCAAGCCAGCTAATTCCGATCCAACCAGATCCCGCAACACTGTCATGGGGTCTTCAAGATATATCTTCATCGGATTCTGGGCGCACTCATGATGCGAACACTACGATGCAGAAGATGCGGATATCTCAAAAGAGAAAGCTCAACATTACATGGACGATGCTCACGGACTCGCAAATATCCGTGATCCTCAAAGCATTCAATCCTGAGTATTTCTATGTGCGCTATTGGGATGCACAAGATTGCGAATATCAGATTAGGCTCTTCTATGCAGGCGACAGAACCGCTCCCGTCAAATGGTTCAAGTTGCCGATCAAAGGCACGCGATTTGCCACTTTGAGTCTGAATATCATAGAGAGGTAAAAGATGATCAACGCAAGCAATGAAGCGCAGATTAAGCTCTCACAAAAGACTAATGTTCTGATCAAGGTGGCCTTAAGGCTTCCTTATAGACTGGATGATATAGAACTCACAGGTGACGATATCATGATGGGTGGCTTCTCTCTGAATGAAGCCACCTCATCGACCGGCACATTCGATATCGGTGCAGCAATCATAAGCAAGGCAACTCTAACGCTCAATAACTATGACGAGCGATTCAGCGATTTTGATTTCACAGGATCACGCGCAACGATATTCATCGGAGTAGAGTTAGAAGGCGGAAGAATCGAATGGATACAAAAGGGTGTGTTTAATCTCGAACAACCTGATTCGTATTCCAATACGATCTCTCTTACGCTTTATGACAATATGTCCAAGCTTGAGAGACCTTATTCTGAAGTGAATACAAAATATCCAGCTAGCCTAAGAACCATAGCGATAGACATATGCCAAACATGCGGCGTCGAGCTATCCAATCTAAATTTCGACAACAGCGACCTTGTCGTCCCGCATCGCCCAGAGAGCGACTCTCTTGATTGCATTCACATGATGGGATACATCGCACAAGCATCGGGTAATTTTGTAAAAGCCACCAATGACGGTCGGATCAGATTCGGATGGTATGACCTCAATGCTCTCGAAGGAGAAGACTGGCTTGATGGCGGTATATACGATGATGCCAAGCCATATGCTACTGGTGATAACGCAGATGCAGGTATGTTTAATGAGGGCGGATACACAGCGAACGGTGGCGAGTTTGCTCTTAAAGGCTACGCAATAGTAAGTGCTATCAGTAGCAGTACGATCTGCACTGACGATGTCGTCATCACTGGTCTCAGGGTGACAGCTCAAGACGAGGTTACTGACAATTCCAAAGACAAGCGATCAGGAGAAACAGTCTTCGTAGGCGAGGAAGGCTACGTTCTTGCCATTAAGGACAATCCGCTTATTCAATTTGGGCAGGCCGATGAGGTCGCTAGAAGGATATCTCCAAAGATAGTTTTGATGAAATTCAGACCCTTCACAATAAGCGCCCTAGGTAATCCTCTGTATGAAGCAGGAGACGCGATCGTATTTATCGATGCAAGACAGAACCTTTACACCAGCTACATCACGAACCAGACTTATAAGGCAGGTTCGTATGAATCATTTTCGTGCGGTGCTGAAACTCCCGCAAGGAAGATGGCATCATCTTTCAATCCAGCAGCGGATACGATCAAAAAGATTCGCGATGATCTAATCAAAGAGGTCACTGATAGGGAATTGGCTGTTAAAAGGCTAGAGGAGACCCTTGGCACCAACAAAGGGCTCTTCATGACCACAGAGGCCCAACCTGACGGTGGGATTGTGTACTACATGCACAACCTTCCAACACTTGGCGAGTCGGATATCGTATGGAAGATGACAGCGGATGCGATAGGCGTATCAACCGATGGCGGAAAGACGTACCCCTATGGGCTGGATGTGAGCGGAACAGCAATTCTTGAACGCATATATACCGTTGGCCTTGATGCCGACTACATCCGAACCGGCACCCTCGCCGTCAAGAAAGGGGATAAGACGGTCTTTAGTGCTGATATGGATACTGGGGATGTCTATATCGATGCAAATAGCTTCAATAGCACGATCACGGCAAAGCCAACAGTGATTCAATGCGAATCAGAAGAGTTGATACAGGCTTATGACGGCAATGTAAGCAGTGATAGCAATGTATATGCATACAAGCATTTCTACAAGCTATGCATTGCCTATGTCGACAGCTTAGACGAGGTCGCCAATGCGAATGGCGGGATGTTGTATGTATTCTTCAATTCCTCCTACAGTGAGGGAACGCATGCCTCTGTAACTCCACCTCGGTTTGTCTCAGGAAAAACAGTTCCTGGGGAATACATACATCATGGACTCGCCCTTCTAAGAATCGTTGAAAGAAATAGCGGCGATTATCTTCAGTACGGTCTAATTGCGTACCCCAACATGAAAGATTACACAACAGATTGGACTAAATACAACAAGTTCACCGGTGGATTCAATCATGTGAAACCTGATTCAAGCTATGTGATGCTGATCGATAAATCATACGAGAAACAGCGTTTTTCTTCGCTGGCAGATTCTCTATGGATAGACGGAGGATTGGTTATGATCGATAAGGAAGCGATAGCAAACGCATCTGAGATAAAGCAATCTCTAAACAACATAACTTTGTCCGTTAAAGGTGTTGTTGGTAATTCTGCATCGATCTCTATGGGCATAGGAGACAAGTCCATTGAGGGAGCGGTCGAATCCACAAAACCACGCCAAGCTTTCGCGGATGACTCCTCTTACATCGATATCTCCGCTGGAAAAGTGACCTTTGATGCAAACACATTCGTATTCAATGGGAATAACTTCTCTTTGGATAAGGACGGTTTGCTCATGAGTAGTGGTGCCGTGTTCAAAAGCGTATTGAGCAATGACACAACAACACATGTAGTGAAGATTGAGAACGGGCATATCTTCTTTAGTGAAGAAACAGACAATTCAGGTGCTTATATCAGAACTAGGGGAACTGCTAACAGCGGAATCTTAGAGATCGGCGCGAAAAACCTTGGATTGCTCGCTGACAGGATCACTGTTAGGGACTGGATGAAGCCAACAGTAGGCGGCCGACCTATTGCAGGAATCACTTATATAGGGCGCACAGCAACTATCAATATTGGAGGCGAAACATTGAATTTCGTAAAAGGAATTCTTGTGAGTTAGGAAAAGCATGACCAATTTTGAAATCGAACATAAGCTCAGCATTATTCAAAAGCATCTATCACGCAGTGATCTTCTTGGATTCGCTGCAGCGAGAAACTCAAGGCTCTTCTCAACAGAGCTCAGCGAGTATTTAGAGAAAAAGGATGAGCTCATCAAGAAATATGGCCAAGCCGAGATAGACAGCAGCGGCAATCCTACAGGGCGGTATTCAATAAAGATAGATAGCGTTGAATACGAAACACTCTATAAAGAATTGGAGCCATGGGGCAACGCTGATATCAATATCGATTATTTCAAGCTCAAATACAGCGACATTGCAGGGTTGATCAGCGGAAACGAGATTCTTGAAATCGATTGGATGTTGGAGGACTAAATGGCTATACAAAACCGAAGGGGAATATACGGGAAGTTCGATCCATCAAAGATGCTTCCCGGCGAATGGGCTGTAGTGCTTTCAGGTGATCCAAACGTTAGCGATGGCAAAGCTGTTTACATCTGTTTCTCAGCAGGAGATGTAAAACAGATCGCCACCGTGCAAGACATGATGGAAATAATAAATCGTGAGATCACCGACAAGAAGCCTGATCTTATAGAGGACATCGTAAATAGCGCAGTAGGGGAAGTCAAGGTCATTCTTGCCGATGCAGAGAAGACAATTGCCCAGGTCAAGGTTGCAACCGACAATGCAAATAACGCAGCTACCGAAGCTAGCACAGCAGCAAGCTTAGCAGGAGTTGCGGCGCAGTCTGCAACGCAAGCAGTAGAAGCTGCTAGTCGTGCAACCGAGGCTGCAAATAAAGCGGCTGATAGTGCTGTGGAAGCAATATCAGCTGCCAACGAAGCAGCAACGGACGCATCAAGCGCAGCAATAGCAGCGAACGAAGCGGCCGAACGTGCCAATGCTGCTGCTGGCGGAAAGGTGATCGAGTTCTGCTCGACGGAAGTTGCTGTTAGTGCCGTACGGGCGCTTTTCTAAGGAGGGCATATGACCGATGAGATGAGCAAAGCGGTCAGTCTCGAGACCGCAGTGGAGATGTTTCGCGCCTTCAAAGAGGCCGATACGCTCGAAAAAACGGGTCTGGTATGGGACGCAGAGCAGGGCCGATACACCAACAGCTCTATAGTGAAATGGCTGGACAAATCCGCTGACGGTCTTGTATACGGGGTGCAGATTCCGAAGTACTCGGCAAATCAAACGACGGAGGCGTTAAAGACCGATGCGAACGCAGGTCTCGTTCTCGAGGCCTCTACGAATACCAAAGCAGGCAGAAACGACTACGAAGGGCGAAAGCTCTTCGCGTGCCCAAGGGTTAACGGAGGTGTCGATAAAGACGGAATGCCGTATGTTACAGCCATAGAAGGGATCGATAGCCGCTTCGACAGCACCGCCGCGAACACATGGGCGCTAACACCTCTCTACTACGTCAAACATACCGAAACAAACGAATACTACCTCAATCAGTATACCGACTCCCCACATGATGGCTTCGAGGCGTGCTTCGGCGCTTTCACTGATACGCATGCTCACCGGCCTTATATCTTGCGCGCGTGCTATATGGACTCCGGCTCGTTCAACTCGGTTTCTGGGTCGGTTCCTGCGTCCGCGACCGCCGAAGGGGTTGAGGGTTACAGCGCGGCCATAGGAACCGCGAGCAGACTTTGGGAAGAAGACGTGGCACGAGGAGGCACGGACGGACTTACGCATCTCACCGCAGCTGACGTGGCGTATCAACTGGAGTTCATGCAGTTGATGCTCGGCGTTAAAGCACCCAAGACCGCAGCACATGGGTGCCTTGGCCTTGAAGCACGAACCACCACCACGCAGGACAGCGAGGCGGGCTATATCGTTGTTGATAAGGCGTTCGCCGACAAGCTGCCGCTTGGCTGCTGCCTATCGCTTGGCGCCATTCCGGCCGATGGGTCGTATCAAGCCGCGTCGCGTTATTCAAAAGGCGCCTTTGTCATCGTAGAAGCTGTCGAGGATATTGATGACGCGAACACGAAGATATCCATAAGCGGAGACGTGAACGCTATCAGTGCTGGAGTCGGCGTCGGTACGCTATGGTGGCGCAACGGATCGTGTGACAACGTTCTAGGGACCTTTGGCGCGCCGTACGAAGAAGGTTTGACAGACGGCAAGGTGCCTTTCAAATTCCAGAATTGCGAAACAATGCTCGGGCTCGAAGAGCTTGTATCCAATGTGTATTCGCAAGCTGGGTCTATGGTGATAGCTTCAAGCATTCCGCTTGGCACGGGCGACATAACGTGGTCTACGGTTCCGGAGAATTTCCGCGACTCTGGATCGCATACGCCTTATTACATCGCTGACTATGCTTTCGGTGGCTCGCTCTGCATGCCAAGACCGGCTGGTGGCTCGTCTACAACAGGCTACTGCGTTGAGTATCGTCCTGAAGGCTGGTCCTACAACAGGGGGTATAACCCTCTGGCGGTTAATGGCAGTTTTGCTGACGGCGCCGATATCGCAGGGATCGGCTCTGTCCGGGCGGATCTAAGAATCGCGATGTCGTTCGGCCCGCTCACAGGCTCTAGGATATCAGCTATTGGAAGGTCAGAGGTGGTCTAAATGCCCAAAAAAACGCACTCATACGATCCTATCAAAAGTGTAGTTTACTGCCCGCGTAGAGACGGCTCGGCTGACGTTTGGCTGCGCGAGAACATAGAAAGCGAAGAGATCTATAGCGACGTAGGCGTCGAGGATGCCGAGGGCACTAAGGCGCACCCCGGAGCGATCACGGTCTATTCAGCGGATGAGGTCCACTTCAAGACGCGACACACGCGCGAGTATATCGAGGAGCACTTCGATGAGATGTGGGTCGCGGCTGCTAAGGCCGAGAAGCCACTAGAAGATCGAGTCGCAGAGCTCGAAGATCAGCTTGGGGCCGCGATCGATGTGCTGCTCATGATGTCGGAAGGGGAATAGATGAAGGACAAGCTCTACGCCGCGCGCATCAAAGCGCGAGCGATGACGATATGTGATGTACCTGAAGCGCGCAGGGAAGCGGTTCTCGCGCTGTTGCCGGAAAGCGACCGCAAGCGCGCGACGAGAATGCTCGAGGAGGCCGAATAGATGGAAGACGCCGCCGTACATGCTGTCGACGGTTTGGCCGGTACGCCTAACCTGATCTTCGTTCTCGGAATCCTCGTTATTCTGGCTTTTGTCGCCATCAAGGTGATCCCCATGTGGCAAAAGCTCAAGCAAACCCAGATCGATAACGATGCAAAATTCAGGCAAGCGCAGGTCGACATAGAGCGCGACCGAGAGCTCCGCAAAATGGAGGAATCTAAGCAGAGATTTGAACGAGAAAAAGAAAACGCTGCGATCATGTCCCGTTCGGTAGATGCCCAAGAGCGATCCACCATCGCAATTAACGAATCAACCGCACAGATGGCAATTCTCGCTGCAAAACTTGAGATGAGCCAGCAAGGATCGCTGTCTATGCGCGACACAGTAGACGGCATGGCCGTAGAGGTGCACGACATTCATCTTGCGGTCGTTAAGTAGAAAGGAATCAATCATGAAAAACGTAAAAGCATGGGCAAAGGCAGCAGGAGTTCGCGCGGTTAAGACCGTCGCTCAAACGGCTGTAGCCACTGTACCGACCAGCGCAGTAGTCATCGGAGATGTTGACTGGGTGATGATCGCTGGCGCATCGGCGCTTGCGGGTATTCTATCCATCCTTACCTCTGTAGCAGGCATCCCGGAAGTTGATGATGGTGAGAATGTAGCCGCCATCGCGAAGCATGCTAAGACTGATGAGTAAGAAGGCTCGAACACTCGTCTTTTGCGCTCTGCTTCTGATCGTCTGCGGGTTAATCACGCTTATGTTCTCGGAGCGAACCATCGAGGTTGAAATACCAGAACCGCTACAGCTCAATATCCCTATTGATGATGGAGTAGGGTATGAGACCGTTATATACGGCATAGATTCGGAGGTTGGATAATATGATCGCGAATTCAGGATCAGATGAGCACGGTAAGATCTCTGGCGGTCAAGCAGGAGATCAAACAGGCAACGAGTGGCGTGTCAGATCATGGTATAACCGCCCTTGGAAGTGTGTCTTGCGTTATCCGGTTGAAGCGATCAGAAACGACATCGCTACGCTTGCCGAGCATGGAGCGGCTAATGACCATGTAGGTTACGACCAAAGCCAGAGACTTACCTTTTGGGAGGCGCTCTCTAAAGCCGCAAATTATGATCCGGCAAATATCACTATCGATTGTGAAGAAGACTGCTCTTCTGGTGTGGCAGCCATCGTGAAAGCAGTCGGGTATCGAAACGGATTATCCAAGCTTCGGGATGTTAATGCATCATGCTATACCGGCAATCTTCGCGCTGTTCTTAAAGCGGCAGGTTTTGAGGTGCTAACCGAGTCCAAGTATCTGACATCGGATAAGTATCTAAAGCGTGGAGACATCCTATTAAACGATTCTGCGCATACTGCTATCAATCTGTCTAACGGTTCTATGAGTGGATCGGCGTCAGCAACTTCAACTAGCACAGGAGGTGAGAAGGTGTTCTATTTTGGCCATGTACGCAAGGGTAAGACCGGCACCGCTGTACTCATGTTCCAGTGTGTAGCCAATGTAAGGTTCGGCTACAACCTAGCACTGGATGGATCATGTGGTCCTGCCACCGAAAAGGCGATTCGCGAGATCCAAGCGAAGCTTGGGCTCGAACAGGACGGCTCATGTGGCCCCGCTACATGGACGGCGATTCTTGCGGCGTAGTTACTCTACCCTGTGAAAATAAAATACCCCTCGAAGTTTGCATGCTCAGAGAGCCTAGGCACGAGGGGTTTCGCGCATTCAATTATACGCTTTATTACAGTGTACGTAGAGAGCAGTTAGACTCTATTTGATAAGATCGCTCTCGATCTTATTCAGACAATCCACTACGGCTTGCAACGCTGCCATGTGCATGGCTCGTTGATGGTTGATATCAGCTTCTTCTTCCATGTCCTCAATGATTCCCTCGAGTGCTTCAACAGCTCCTCCGATCGTGTCTAGCATTGTGACTCCTTTTCAATCAAAATTTCGATAGCTTATGGACAAGCTTGTCCATATCTGTCCATAAGTGATTTTTTTATAATGATGCAAAAATATGAAACACGAGGTCAAACGGGGTATAGAGTTTGATAAATGCGGCAAGTTTGACCAGAGACGGCTTTTTGTAATCAGTGGGTTGCGGGTTCGATTCCTGTCGCTGGCTCCAGAAACCCAAGGTCAGAAGGTATTTTCTTCTGACCTTTTTTGGTACTTATGGACAAATTTCGAGTTTTGTCCATAACTTGTCCATAACTTTTAGCTGATTTTTTTGATAGCATTGATAAAGTCTCCAGCTTTTGGTCTCTCGTAGTGAATCTCTGTTGTGGATCTTTCTTCATTTCCAAGCATTTTCGCAACCATCGATCCATCGATCCCACGCGACAGCATCATCGTTGCGAAAGAATTTCTAAGGTTTCCGAATGGATGATGCACCAATGGTTGATCGCAGAACCATCGTCTGAATCCCTGTGCCATCACGTTAGGGCACATTACATTCCCGAACCCATCCGAACACATCCAAGCATTCATCCACCCGTTAGAATCGCTCTCCGCTTGTGCTTCGCTCGCAAGCTCGAAGACTCTCTTAGCGTAGGGAGGCGCGACCACCAGATCCCTTGCTCTGAATTCATTCTTTAGTTCATCTCGAACGATCACATCCCCTTTGACTCTGTGAACACCACGCTTTAGATGGACAACTGCATATCCATCTATGTTCTCGATATCTTGCGCTTGGACACCCATCGCCTCATAGCGCGATGCTCCACCGAAAGCAGAGAACAGAAACGGCGCTTCCCAAGGTTCACCGACGCATAGATAAGCGATCTGTTGGAGTTCGCTTTCCGTATATACTTCTTTGTCTTGCTCTTTGGACTTGTCAGCTTTTGGCATGATATAGCGACGCTGTATCGGATTATCATCCACAAGCTCTAATGCGAAAGCACGAGAGAACATCGCAGAGAACACTGCTTTTGCGTGTCGCGCTGTACTAGGTGGAAGCTTGGTTAGCCATTCCTGCACTTTTCTAGGACGAACCTCTGTCATAACGTCATCGCCGAATACCGGCTCGATGTCATGGCGGTATTTCTGCTCGTATCCTGAAACGGTGGTGGCGGATAGGTTGTCTATGATCTCTTGATGGTATCTAGTTTCCCAGAACTGCCGAACCGTCATAGAATACTCGGTTCCCTCGTATTTGACCCTCAAATCGGCAAGTCTACGATCTGCTTCTTTTGCAGTACCGCGAAATGTCTCTGTTCGGAGCTTTCCGTTTACGTTGTAGCGAAGCTGCCACGCATCGCCGCGCTTACGCTTAGAACCCCATGTAGAACGTTTCTTTGACATGATAGAATGCTCCTTATCAAGACTATGATCATGCGCTTAGGCTAAATAGCTAGCAGCCTGCAGGGGCCGCCTTATAAGCCGCGGATCGTAGAGCTTGGCCTTAGGCCCCCGAAAGTCATTGGCGTGCTTCGGGGGTCATCTTTTCTGTACTGTTTTATGTTGGTATTGTCCAATCCGCTGTATCGAATCCAGCAGCCGCACAGGCATTCTTGAATTCGGTCCCGCTTTGCTTTAGAGCCTCAATAGCACTGCCCCAGCTCCCGCTTTGGTCGAATGAAGAGGTGTCACCATCAGTTGCCATTTCAATTTGATCAACGGCTTGATTCTTTGCGATTTTATTCCACGCTTCCACAATTTGAGGATACTCTGCAGACAAAGAGTTTATTCCGCTTTGAATCGAGCCTTTATAGTCTGGATTAGAATAAACAGATAACTTAAAGATGATTTCAAACATAGAATCCATGGCATCACTGAATAATTGGGAGCCCTCATCAGTTGATATGTCGATGAAGTCGTCGTCTGACTTGGATGCTTGCACCGAATTGTTTTGCATATCGACCAGCACGTCAGTAACACCGGCATAATAGTCCCAAGCTGACTGAACTACAGCCTTCTCGGTTGCAGTAGGTTTTTCGATCGTCTTTCCTGTCGTACCAAAAGGGTCGGCAAGCAACACCGCTACAGCAGCAGCAAGGGCTACAACAAGTAGAAGGAGGAACACTATGAGTCCCGTGCGCTTCTTTGGAGGGTTCTCGTAGTTCTGATAAGCCGCACTCTGAGCCATGCCGTAATCATATGCCGTATATTGCGGTTGATACGATTGATCCATATCAATCATCCATTGGCCGCATTGAGGGCAGGCCTCTCCGCTATAGTATGCTTGGTTGCAATACTGACAAAACTTCATCTGCCCCTCCTCACTCTATCTCCCATAGTATTGTCGTATGAAGACGTATTAGATCTAATCACTTAAATACAAGCCTTTATTCGCACTTCTATTATTCAAACCTTCTAAAACATCCGAGAACTTTACCTTTGTAATCGACTTCATGCTCCTCATCGCGGGGAATGACGATGTCCTTGTACTCCGGGTTCCACGAGTTAGGTTTCAACCTAAGTTCTCGTGCGTTTTGCTCCATCCTTCTAACCACATAATCAGCACCATCAATAGCGACAACAACAATAGAGCCATTACCGAACGGGCTATTAGGGGAGACGATCAATGTTGTCGTATCTCCGAAGTCTTTGGACATACAGTCACCCTCAAAATCCACAGCGAAACATTCAGGGTCGATATCCAGATATGTTTGAGGGATGTCTACATATTCGGATACTTCCTCATAAACATCAGGATTGCCAGCAGGTCCAGCATGCACACGACCAGTAAGCTGAACTCTTGAAGTGGGAACACCACGGACAGGATGAGCCCCGGGAATGTCAATCGATAATGGCAACATGTTGGATTCGGAAGAAAACGGTGTGTCAATAATTCCGAGAATATAATCAACGGGGACACCATAAAATTCAGAAGCCCTTTTGAGAACATCACCAGGAACATCTCTTTGGCCATATTCATAAAGCTGGTATGAGCTATCGGACACCTTCAATTTGTTGGCAACAAATTCTTGTGAGAGCTTTTTTGGCTTGTGGTTTAGACGCAGTTCTTTTAATCGTTCTGCAAGTAGAGAATTCATCACACCCTCCTTTGATGGTAAGTACTCTATAACACTTTCTTTAATTGGTCAAATCTGACTATTGACTACCCATAAAAGTAGGTATATTGTACAGAAAGTACATTGAATCGTATGTAATATACCTCTAATCAAAGGTGCTTCGATGAATAATATTGCTAGTGAGCGAAAGAGACTTAACTTAAACCAAAATGGCCTTGCAAGGGAGCTCGATGTCTCTCCAAAGACAGTATCGCGATGGGAGACGGAAGAGCTTTTTCCATATGGTCAGCACTTGATTAAGATGCACAACCTTTTCGGTTGCTCAGTTGATTATCTGCTCGGTCTTTCCGACGAACGCAAAGCAACAACCTAAATTTACCGAACATTAAGGAGTCATCATGTCACAAGTAAAAGCTGTAGTCACTCAATCAGTCACGTTCTCAGACGATAGCGGGTTGTTTGCGAGATTCGAGACGCGCTCCGGTGTTGAATATCAAAGCGATCATTTTAATGGCATGAATAACACATTCAACACAGAGGTCTTCAAAGAGCTAGCTGATGCATTCAAGTTGATCAAAGATTTCCAGTAGTTCTACTGATGGATGCTACGGCACTCTCCTCGTCGGAAAGCGGGAGGCCGGTTCACCTCCTGTAAGCATCCATCAATAAGCCTACTGGCTTAGCACCTTGAAAAATGAATAGGCATCCATGGAGGGAGTCAAGGATCCTAGGTGGCATATAAGCACCCTGAATGCGAAGCTGTCACTGAGCGTAAGTCTAGGAGTGTAACTCAGGAAGCTCTCGGACTGCTCCCTCCAGATACCCTCCATAGATGCCTATTCTCCATGACTCGCCGGTAACGTCCCGAGCGAGCCCCCAGACAATACGAGCTGGGTAGAAGAACAATGGGAGCGTAGCTCAGTTGGTAGAGCGAGAGGTTGAAGACCTCTGCGTCGCGGGTTCGAGTCCTGCCGCTCCCGCCAAGATATTAGATCCCTGCAAGATTAGAAAGGGAGGGATTATGTATGCCGCGAGCAGCGCACCAGAGCTTCCTTACACGGTCAAGCAGGTAGCCAAGATGTATGGATGTTCCACCGAGACGATAAGGAGGGAGATTAACGCTGGACGTCTCAAGGCTTCCCATAAAAGGGGGCAAACGAAAGTCTGGTACATAACGAAAGAGGCTTTGAAAGATTGGGCAGAGAATATGCTGGAGGACTAGATGATAAGGAAAAAGAAAGCCACGGAACGTTACTTTGGAGAGGCGCTCCGTGGGCATAAGACTTTCACGCCGAAAGTCGAAACCAGTTTAACACGAATCGAGCGTCAGCGCAGGATGGATAGGTTCGGATGGGTTGTATTGCTCTTGCTATTGAGCTTCGTTCCTATCGTTGCATTCTTTGAGTGTCTGAGGGTTCTTTGATGGAGCAATTGGATTTCGAAGATGCGATCACGAGGGGAAATCCCATCAAATCGCTTAGTGGTTCCGAAATGATGAAAAGAGCCATGACATGGAGGAGCGAGAACATCAATGCTTGGTCTCGCATGAAGGAGATAGCAGGCGAACGAATCCGAGAGGGTAGGCGTTTTTCAATCGCCGAGCTCGCAGAAGAAGCCCGATATAGGATGCGTACCAAGGGACATGATCAGGGTTTCAAGATTAATAACTCATTGCGTGCTGCATTAGCGAGGCTCCTCATAAAAGAAGTTCCAAACGCTGTTGATTACATGGAGATTCGCGCCTCAAAAGTCGATTGGAGATAGAGGATGCAGGTATTCGAGATATCAGGGCGTTTGCCCGGTTTGAATGAATGGACTCGCGCGTGTAAATCTCATTACTCCAAAGCCGGACGCATGAAGCGCGAGGCTCAAGACCACATAGGGTGGTGCATCAAAAAGGCGAGGATCAAGCCTTGTAAGAAGCGTATTTATGTCCGATTCACATGGATCGAACCGAATATGCGACGCGATTTCGACAATATCGCATTTGCTCATAAATTCATATTCGACGCACTCCAAGAGATGGGAATCATCGAAGACGATGGGTGGAACCATGTCGAAGGATTTTCCGACAAGTTCAGACTCAACAAGAATAACCCACGAGTTATCGTGGAGATAGAGGAGATAGATTGTGATAACAAAAAGACGACTAGAGCGAGAAGCCGCTCAGCTAGTGGTCGCGCTAGATGAGAATCATCCAGAATCCAACGTAGGGTTCACGCTCTACGCTCAAGGTGTCATCACTGGTTTAATGATGGCGAAATATAAGATATTCGACATCGCTACTGTAGAGGCAACCTTCCTCGATGCGATTAGTGACCTCATAGCTTCAGAGGCGCTTCAGGATTTTCTGGAAAAGGATTTGGAGAGCGACGATGAAGCTAACGAATAAGCTAGACCTTCCAAAGCCATTCGTTGATGCGGTCTCTTCTGAATACACCTATACTCCGAAACGCTATTCGGTCACATCCATCCTTAAAGGCACAAGAGAAACGATCCTTGTTCGCAGACATGCGGATGAGATCGAACAAGATGTTGCTGATATGGTTTGGATGATCTTCGGAACAGCGGTTCATGGAGTACTTGAACAGTCGGAAGAGAGCGACACTCAACTGAAAGAGAACTGGGTGTCTGCAACACTTCCTAACGGATACGAACTTTCAGGCATCTTCGACCTATACGATGACGCAACAGGTGAGGTTACAGACTATAAGACTGGCTCTATTTGGAAGGTCACGTTCAACGACTGGAAAGATTACAGAACGCAGACGCTAGCCTATTGCTGGATTCTTCGGCAAATGGGATTTAACGCACATCGCGGCAAGATCGTTATGTTTCTCAAAGACCACTCCAAGACCAAAGCCGAGCATACCGCAGACTACCCACCATATCCCGTTCATGTTGAGCAATGGGACTTCTCGGATGACGAACTCACAGGCTTTGGAAACTGGGCGGCGCTCAAGTTCGATGAGATCAAGCGATGCGAACAGCTCCCAGATGACGAGCTTCCTATCTGCACACCAGAGGAACGTTGGGCAAAACCTGATAAGTGGGCGGTCAAGAAGAAGGGCAATAAGAAGGCTCAAAAGCTATTCGATAACGAAGACGATGCTATGTCCTACGCCGAACTTCAAGCAACGGACAGCAATTACCAATTCGAGGTCGAATATCGTCCCGGTGAGGACACCAAATGCCTTAACTACTGCCCTGCAAAAGCATTCTGTAGTCACTATAAAGAACTGATAGGAGAATAGATGACCGAGAAGAAAACCACAGCTCAAAAGAGCATTGCTGAGCGTTTTTACGACGCCTACGATGCTGTTGAGAATCCCCCGAAGAACGGATGGAATCCCCACTATAAGTCGAATTTCTCTGAGCTGAGGGATATCTTAGGGGCGATAGACAAAGCTTGTGCAGGACGCGGCATCCAGTACCAACAACTTCTCTTCATCACCGAGGACGGGCATGAGCGCGTGAAGTCGTTTGTGTTCGACCGAAACGGAGATGTGCTCGAACTGTCCGTTTTCCCTTTGCTTTGTCCGAATGATATTCAGAAATTTGGGTCGAATATTACATACACAAGGCGCTATCAAGCTCTCACAGACTGGGGAATCGTAGGCGAGATAGACGATGATGGCAATGGATCGTCTTTAGGTTTGCCGCCGAACAATCCTGATAATGATGCTCCTGATAAGGCCGATAAAGAGGTGCAAGAGATTAGGCGCAAACGCTACCTAGATAAGATCGAGCAGCTTCAAAATGAGGCGCTATCTCTTGGTATCAAGCCAGAGGGGATCAATAGCTGGGTTGATGTAACCTTCCAGAAGCCTTACAGCAATCTCAACGCAGACGAGCTGATTCAGCTTGGGAATTATATCAACACGCTAATAAGCGACAAGAAGGAACTCAATGGATCTGGTAACGGCAATACAAAACGATCGTGAAAACTTCCTAGCAGCGGTTGATGAGCAAAGAGAAGCAGGAATCACGCTAGCAACCAAAGAGAGCCAATATCAATCAGCAAAGCACACTACGGCCTTATCCCTTAAACAGGATGGCTACCCGGCGACCATGATTCAGATGATCCTGAAGGGCGACAAGAGGGTGCGTGATGCTCTCTTCGCTCGTGATTGTGCGCAGATAGAATATGAAGCGGCAAAAGAGAGAGTTAATGCTCTCAAGCTATCTGCAAGGCTCTTAGAAAACCAGTTACAGCGTGAATGGTATTCAGGAGGAAACATATGAGCATAAACAGTGTATGCATATCGGGGAATCTCACACGCGATCCCGAACTTAGAACAACCCAATCCGGCAAGTCTGTGATGAGCATTGGTATCGCAGTGAACGACCGAATGCGTGATGGTCGTACAGGCGAATGGAAGGACTACACCAACTTCATCGACTGCACAATGTTCGGAGGACGTGCAGAGAGCGTCTCCAAACACATCTCTAAAGGCAGTCATGTGACCATCGAGGGCAGACTTCGCTGGAGTCAGTGGGAACGCGACGGCCAGAAGCGTAGCAAGATCGAAGTCATCATCGATGATATCGATTTCACTGGCGGGAACAAAAGCAGCTCTGCCAGTCAATCCAAATACTCCGCTCCAAGCACACCGGTGGTTGATACGACATCTTCAGTCTACGATGAAGACATTCCCTTCTAGGTGAGACCATGGAGGAAGCATACAAATTCTCATGGTTCCCTAAGTTCATGCAGACGGTCGATAGCCTTCCTGAAGAGATACAGGCAGAGTTTGCTTTAGGCGTTTTAAGGTATGGCTCATATGGAACCGATCCCGGCTTCAGATACCCGTTATCTTCTGTGTTCATCTCAATCAAGGAAGACATAGATAACTCCCGCAGTGCCATCAATAATAACAGGGGTGGTAGGCCAAAAAAACAGGTGTTAACTGAAGAAAAAACGGGGGTTTTTGAAACCAAAAACGGGGGTTTTGAGGATACAAAACCCAATACAAACCAAACCAATACAAGCCATACCAATAATAAAAAGAAAGTACCAAAGAAAAATTTCGATCCTCCCTCATTCGAGGAAGCGGAAAGCTATCGCATCGAAGCGGATTTATCGAACACCGATACCCATCAATTCCTTGACTACTACGAAGCTAACGGATGGGTTATCGGACGCAATAAGCCGATGAAGGACTGGAGAGCCGCCATGCGCAACTGGGATAGGCGACAGGCCGAGTGGAAGAAACCCAATGAGAAGGGAGGACTTGATGGAATCGATCCAGAATATCTTCAGTGGGCGAATTCCTGAGCACACTCCCGAAGAATGGGAACAGATTAATACAGAGGTAATCGAATGGGAGGAAAAGCAAAAAGCGGAGCTCATGATCCAACGTATGAAACGCGCTGGTATACCTAGTGAGTTCATGCATGCTCGCCTCTCACGGATTCCAGATCAAGACGAAGCCGTGTTGGATTGGGGACGCGATCCTACCCTTGGGCTCGTACTCTACGGGAAGTCTGGAAGAGGAAAATCATACGACGCAGTGTCACTACTGAATTATTTCTTAAGACATAGGTCTGTGATGTTCTCCACAGCATCAGATCTTGTAAGAGACATCAAAGCAACATTCAATAACTGGGAGAGCGAAGCTAATGTTGTGGCGAGATACACAAATATCGGAGTCCTTTGTCTTGATGATCTTGGTAAAGAAAAGCTTACAGACTGGTCATTCCCGATCTTGTTCCAGATCCTTGATAAGCGCAAAAGCGGAGGAAAGCCAACGATTATCACGACGAACCTAGACAAGATTGGATTGCTCAAATATATCAATTCGGTTGATGTGCCTGAGTTCTCAGATGCGCTGTCCTCTAGGTTTTCGCTCTACACGTTCTATGAGGTGAAGGGAGAAGATAGGAGGCGTAATGTATAGTCGAGATCAGCTTCAAAGCCTTGCCTATCCTATCGCAGAGTGCTATGGCAAACCTCACTACATGGCACACTACAAGGGTATGAAGCCGACGCCTGCAAGCGTTGACAGGTACGCGCTCGATGATGATGCGGTCTGTATCTGCTGCGGGGTGAGGGCGACAAACGCCCACCACACCCCTCCTAAGGGCATCAAAAGAGTCTTTGATCTAAGAACCGAGCGAGGTTCTTTTTTATTGCGCCCGGCACTGTTGGCGGTCTGCGGTTCAGGCACAACAGGCTGCCATGGAAAGATCCATAAAGGATTGCTCAAGGTTCAATGGATCTGGGATCACGAAGGTTTTCAGAGAGGTTGGTGGACAGGTTCCATCCCTGATAGCTACGAGATTCACAGCCCAGACCTTTATTCGTGCGGATTCTGGCGCATCACCGATCACGAGGGCAATGTTGTTCGAGAGGTGAGAGTGTGAAGTAGCCAAATGGCTTAAGCGATAGATAGACGCATTAGAGAATGGAGGAACAGATGAAGGTCAAGAAAGATTACGAAAAGAAGCACTCAACTGTACTCGTTAAGCGAAGAGCGGAAAGTCGTATGGTTATCGCAGACGTCAAGATAGAGACAGCTCTCAAACTTCTTGGCGATAAGCCAAAATACGAGAACGACATCGAAGGTTTTACTATCGTCTCCGCTGACGGAGAAAGCCGTTTTAAGGAGGACATCTTCAATGAACTAGATGTCGAGAATTTGAAAAAGAGCTGCGAAGCCGTCGATAAGTCAAGTTCTCAAGCGCAAAAGACGTCAAGAACCAAGTCCACCAGATAACGATATTGGCGCCTTATGAATGATATAGAGAATTTGAACGAGTTGTTTGAGCAAATATCAGGTGAGATCCCTTGTCATAAAAACCCGACAAAAGGAAGTCTCTATGCAGAAAACCTGATTATCTGTTTTCTGAACTCCAGAGCAACGCAGGCGTCCGTTCGTTTTGAGAAAACACCCTACACGCTAGAAGAGCTATATGGGTTATGTAGACGGGCATGCCAAAAAAAAGCATTCATCAAGAAAGTCGTCGTTAGCAAGAATAATGGTCGTCTCTTAATGAGAAGACTTTAGGAGGAGAATCGCGTGAATAAAGATATAAAGCTGTCTGTGGTTTTCATTGTGATTATCTGCGGTTTCGTTTTGATCGCAGAAGCACTTTATAGCGTTTCCGTCTCAATCGATTCAACGGTCGCATATGGTTTTCAAACGATGGCGATGTGCATCGGATTGGATCTTATAGGGACGTTCATATTGCTGTTCTTGATCTATCTATTTAGCCGAAGATGATTCGGCTGAACAACAAAGAAACCGAAGCGTCCGATATAGGGCGCTTTTTTATACACAGGAGATGACATGGAATTCTATTGGGAAGAATCACCCGATTCCTCGTTTGAAATGTCAGGGGAAGACCCAGAGAAAACAGAAGACGGCTACTGGAATCAAGTTGATCGGGAATACGACCGATATATCGACAACAAGATGGAAAAACCAAATGAGGGTTTATGGGAATCATTGCAACGCGGGAATCATAAGTCGTGAGATGCAGCCAGTATTCGAGGAGCTCGCAGCAGAAGATGCGCCATCTATTCGAGTCAAAAGCGAGGTCGTCAAGCGTCCGCGTATCAGAATCGACGGCGTGGAATACGAAAATCTAAAGCAAGCGAGCATAGGAACAGGGCTGTCTTACAACGGACTACGGCACCATCTTCGCAACAATCCCGACAAAGACTACAAGAACCACACCATTGAAAGGGTCTACATGCATGGCTAATTACACAGTCGATGACTACCAGATCAAGAAACAGGGCCTTGACTGGGTCATCCTAAAGAATAAAGAAGTGAAATCCAAGGACGGTACCTCCCGAAAAAAGTGGGTACACACAGGCACGTATCACTGGACGTTCGGAGCTGCTCTTGGAAAGCTCTATGAGCTTCTTCTAGCTGATGACAACGAGAACGCTGAAGGCGTGAAAGAGATCCACGACAGGGTTATGAAGACCCACGAGAAGATCAAGAAGGTGAAGGAGTAATCAATGAAGCAGATATACATCGTCACTAATGACGACTATCACAAGAAAGCATTGATGGCATATGAATCAAGAAATGATGCCGTCAGAGCAGCCTGTGCGATTCATGAATGCGCAGCAGATGAAGCGGCGGAACATATAAAAGCCATTCCATTCATGAGCGATGTTCCGAAGACGGTTGATCTTGCTGATGTCCAGACAGTTATTGACATGACCATCAAGGCAGTTGAAAGCGTAGAGAACCGTAAGGAGATGGAGACAACCGATGCTTAGCTTCTACCGCTTCCCAGCTATGGTGAAGCCGGATGGATGGACTGTATCCGACCAACTCTCAAAGATCGAGGAAGAGACACGCGAGGCTATACAGGCGTGTGGAGATTATGGATATACGCAACTCACAACCGGCTATATGTCCGAAGAATCACAGAAAGCGCGCAGAGAGTATCTGATGAAGGTAGTCGGTATCATCCACACAACAGAGACACTGCTGCGCATGGAAGCCACCGATGAAGAAGTCGAACAGCTTCAACAAGCAGTGATCGAGAAGAACCGAAAGCGTGGTTACTATGGCGAGTGAGCATCCTCCAATATTAGATCCATGCTGCGGGTCAAGGATGTTTTATTTCGACGACAAGCACCCCTCGGTTCTCTTTTGCGACAACCGAGACGATGTGACCGAGATTCTATGCGATGGACGCATGCTTGAAATAAGACCCGACTTGGTTGCAGATGTTACGTGTCTTCCATTCGATGATGGCGCTTTTCCACTCGTTGTGTTCGACCCACCTCATTTATTCGCAGGTTCTACCGGTTGGCAATCGAAGAAATACGGTGCTCTTCCCAAGGAATGGACAGAGTGGATGACCAAGGCATTTTCAGAATGCTGGCGCGTGTTGTCTAAAAATGGCACGCTCGTTTTCAAGTGGTACGAATACCGCATAGGGCTTAGCGAGATTCTTAAATGCGCGCCCGTAAAACCCGTGTTTGGCAATCGTCGACCGAGATCTAGTAAAACCCACTGGCTTGTATTCTTCAAGCCTGAATCTAAGGAGAACTAATGGAAAACAATACTGTAAAGAGCGGCGGCATCGGGTTCGTTGGCCTGCTTCAACTTTTATTCATTGCACTCAAACTCATCGGCATCATTGACTGGCCGTGGGTGTTCGTACTGTTGCCCATCATTATCAGCGCAGGACTTGTCATTGTGGTGCTCGTATTCGTCTTAATTGAAGACCTATTAAGTAGATAGGAGAACTAATGGAAAAACTACTGCATGAGCGGTTGAGGGAGTTTGCAAGTGGCGAAGTGTTCACCAAAGACTTGGCAAGGATGATGAACGTAGATCAGAGCGGGAAGACTATAGGCAAGGCATTCACGGAGTCAATAGTTTCAATCGCAGACGAAATAGAGCACTACTACATCCCACGACCACGATACGAAGATGGGGAGCCCGTGCAGTTCGGTGACGAGTTCGTCATCGACCGCTATATGATAGAGCCTGAGACGTTAAAGCACATAGGCATCTTCTCGAAGGAGCAGCTAGAGGAATGGGAGCAATATAGAGGCGTTTCGCCTGTTTATGAACTCAACTTCCATCGTCCTGGCTGTGATGACGGCAAAGAGCCGATCATCAAACGCCCCACTCTCAAGGTGCTTGACGCCGATAGCGTGGAGATAAAGGTCGGGGAAACTCTGTATCGCATCACTACTGGTGAGCCAGTAACTGTCGAGGCTCTTGAGAACGTCAAATATATGGAAGTTCTTGATGCTAAAGGTGATAGCTGGAACGCGCAGTCCCTCACCCACGAACGCCCAGTATTCGATGTAAACGATGAGCGTATATGTAAGGGCGATACGGTGTGGGACAAGGAAACAGGTGAGCGCCTTACCGTTGTTTCTCCGTGTTCCTACACGAAAGACGGAACCTTCGTGACGTGCAAAGATGGCGCCCCGGGAAAACTGTGGTATAAGCCAGAAGCACTCACCCACCGCGAACCCGACAGCCTAGAGAAGCTACGGGATGATCTCTATACGCTTGCCGCTCGCGATGACGGTGACATAGAAGTCGAGATTGTGATATTCGCAGACCGTCTCACCGCCCTCATAGAGATTGGAACAAGCGTTTGGGTGATGCCTCATGAGTGAATATATCATCAGTGAAGAAGGCTTCCAATGCATGAGAAGCCAATGCTACGAGGCAGGAAAGCTTGGTAAGGAAGTCTTCACTGTTCGTGGCCATAGCAGCAATGAGATCATCCGCTGCCGGGACTGTAGAAGGTCTCGCAAGAAAGGCTGGAAATGTTCGAGATTCAGCGAAGAGATCTATGACGAAGCTCAAGAGGTCGGTGAACTCGTCATGGTGAACACCAGACCAGACGGCTACTGCTTCTGGGCGGAGCGTGAACGATGCGATACATAAGCCTTTTCAGTGGTATAGAGGCCGCATCGGTAGCATGGGAAGAACTTGGATGGAAGCCGATTGTGTTTAGTGAAATCGAACCATTCCCGTGTGAACTATTGAGACAGAGATACCCCGACGTTCCGAACCTCGGGGATATTACAAAAATAGATTGGAAGCCATATGCAGGATCAGTTGACATTATCGTTGGAGGAAGCCCCTGTCAATCCTTTTCCATTGCAGGAAATCGAGAAGGACTCGCAGGTGAATCAGGACTCATGTTCGAATATATCCGAGCAGTACGTGAAGTCCGTCCTCGATACTTTATCTGGGAGAACGTTCCGGGAGCGTTGTCGAGCGAAAAGGGGCGAGCTTTCGAGCAACTCCTCACCGAAATGGATGAACTCGGGTATGGTCTGGCGTGGAGAATTCTGGACGCGCAATTCTTCGGAGTACCCCAACGCCGCCGCCGTCTGTTTCTTGTCGGATGCTTTGGAGATCCAGAACGTGCCTTCGAAGTACTTTTTGAGCGCGAAAGCCTGTGCTGGGATAATCCGTCGAGCCGAGAAAAGAGGGAGAGCCTTACCGCCGATGCTGAAAGCCGCTCTGGAATCAGTTGTATGAACCCGTGGGATGTACAGTCGAAGCGCGTATACCCACTCGATTCGATATCGCCCACGCTTCCAAGCGGAACATCGGAGGGCATTAACATACAGCCGATTGTTTGCCTTCCGTATAATCCCCGACAAATCACAAGTCGGCAAAACGGATCTAACCCTCAATGGGGAGATCCCTGCCATACGCTTGCAGCGACAGATTATGCACCGCATATTTGTGTAGGTTTCAGTGCGGGTCAATCTGCAAAGGCGGGCTCAATTGCCGCCCAAGACGAGGTTGCACCTACTCTCAGGGCATCAAAATCTGGAACCAACCAGATACCGAGTATAGCCTTTACATGGAATCAAGACACAGGATTCTCTTACACAAACGAATACGCCCCCACGCTTAGGGCGGCTCGGTGCGGTGAGCCTGCGGTGTGTATGGCATCAGGTCAATCTAATGCCGAAATAATGGAAGAATGCTGCCCGACTCAGATGGCTCGACAATACAAAGACCCGCCGATCGTATGCGAGGCTGTCGATGCAAGGAGCATCCGCCTCGCTGGAAACGTTTCAGGAACTCTCCAGGCAAAAGAGAGCGGGGGCTTCTCGCTCAACTACCAAAACCCCGTGCTCTTGAAAAGCGGCGGAGGGTACACCGTTCGCCGCCTCATGCCGGTGGAGTGCGAACGCCTGCAAGGCTTTCCCGATGGGTGGACTGATATCGAGTTTAGAGGAAAGCCCGCTTCCGATACCGCGAGATACAAGGCACTGGGCAACTCCATGGCAGTACCAGTTATGAAATGGATCGGAGAGAGGATGAACTTACTACATAACTCTCAACAACTTAACACAGTGTTAAGTAGGGGTGATAAGTCATGAGCGACTGCTCAACAGAGGCTATGAAGCCGAAAAAGCAACCAGAAGTCCACAAGCAGCTCAACAGCGCAATCAAGAAAGAGGTGAACTATGCCTAAGGAACTAGAGCCTTGCCCGTTTTGCGGCAGCGACAGTGCTCCAGTGTTGAGTGACTGCGTTGAAGTAGAAGCATGTGTGCATTTTGAAGACTGTAAAGACGGTCTGGCTAAATGTGTCGTGTGCGATGTTCACAAAGGTGGATGTGGTGCATCCGGTGGATTTGCCTACAGCGAAGAAGAATCCATTAAGCGATGGAACACCCGCTATAAGAGAACGTGCAGATACGAGCAACCAGATCCTCATGATTATCCAAGTATTTGGAATACAGAATGCGGAAATCACGTCTACTGGAATGTAGATAACGAAGATTGCGGTAAACCGCCTAAATGTTGCCCCAACTGTGGAGCGGAGGTTGTTAATGGTTGATTTTTCTCTTGGCTATTACGTTAACGGAGAGCATTACGGCTTAGGCGTCGGTTTATCCAAGCCGCCTGATCGTTTCACTGTTCGTGAGCACAGGGAGGATGGCTCTTACATCAAGACGGACTATGTGCCTAAGCGAACGTGCAACAAGGTACCGGGCAAGATGCATTACGGAGAACGTCGCCCGAAATGCTCCGAATGCGGCTACGGTCTTGGTGACAGTCGATGGAGCTTTTGTCCATCATGCGGAGCGGAGGTAGTAGATGGCGAATAGCAGCATGAGTGTCATTGGCGTCAAATGCCCTTATTGCGGCTTCAGTATGCCTATCCCTATTCGCATGAGTGAGTGGGAATGGAAGTGTGATCGATCGTACGAATCAAAGCGTGAATGGTACTGCGTTAACTGCGGAGAAAAGCATACGATCAAGGCTAAAAGACATATCCATGATGCAGAGGTGGTGAGAGTAGTAGATGACAACTAACTACGAGAAGTATTTCGGAACGCCAGAAAAAGCTGCATGTTCGATTGCAAACACCAACGGCTTCAACGCTGCATTTAATAAGTGGGCGGATAACGACGGTGCGCTTCTTTGCAGCATGGTGCCAAAAAGAGGAAGTCGTAAGCTTCAAAAGCAAGCATGCATTTTCAAGATGTGGCTACAGGAGGAATGTAATGAGTAAACAACAAAACATAATCGGATTAAATCTCGATATTGATGACAACTATTTAGCGCAATGTATTCAACAGACCGTAGTTGCCGGTATATCGGAATCGCTAAATGGCAAAAACGAGATCGTGAGCCAGCTTGTACACGATGTTTTGAACATCAAGGTTGATTGTAATGGACGCGTTAGTTCGTATGTCAGAGATAACGATCAGACCCTTCTTGAATATCACGTGAAACACGCTATTCAGGAGATAGCAAAAGAGGAACTTGCGAACATAATAGAAAGTTCGCGACCCCGCATTTCAGAGGCTATTCGAGCCGAGTTCTCAAAAAATGAGTTCATGGAGAATACGGTTGAAAGCTTCACAAAGGCGCTTATCACTAATCTCACAAGGGGATGGAGATCAAACATCAGTGTAAGGTTTAGTGAAGTTGATGAGTAACTACTACCTCTGTGATACCTGCTCAAACAATAGAGGCAGCAAGCGTTTTGATACCTGTGATTGCTTCATCGCGAAAGAGGCGATAATCAAACTGCCAATATCTGACGGACAGAAGTGTCTGGATGTGTGTCTTTGGTTCTATCCTATAAGCTGGACAAGAAGATGAACAAAAGCAAATCAATCACATCCGACTATCGAGCCGTTGTATCGATATTAAAATCGCGCTATACCCAAAAACAATGGAATGAAGTCATGAACCAGTTCTATTGTGAATACGATGGCGATTTTATGGGATTCATCGATATATACGAACCTCTATCACAGGCGATCCCAACGAGTATGCGAATAATAGACTTCGGATGCTATTGCGCCTTCCAAGCGGCTCTATTCAAGGATCACAAAGAATACATCGGCGTGGACAAATGCGACCTTAAAAGATTCAGCATTGTCAATACGACACATTACGTCGAATCCATACAGGATTTTATCGCGATACATCCAGAAACAATATCAGACGAATACTTCGCAATCTGCTCATATGTTCCTGACGCAGATGCTGTAGAACTCGTTCGCAAGAGCTATGTAAATTGCTTCACTTACTACCCTTCGACCATATAGGAGAGAAAATGGACAACGACACTACAGTGACGACCGACGACCTTCAAAGACTGATCAGCTATATAGGCGGCAACCTTCTTGTGACTCATGCTGAAGAGGGTGACTTCGAATGAGAAGATATAGTAGACGCATTTGTAACGATAGGTATTGACGGCAAGAAAAGGTTAGTACTGATATCAAAATAACGTCTCAAACGTTCTGTGAGCGTCTTGCAGGTGCCAAAAATAGCATTGTTATTCGGCTATCATTCGACTATGAGGCAAACGGGGGCAAATACTGAAAAAAGTCCGACTTTGCCTCAACTATCATTCGACTATCGACCATTACGACTATAGAGAGAAGATGCATACATAGCCATACGACTATCAGTATCTTTTACGACTATCGAGAAGGCGGTGACGCTATGGGAGGAAAAGGAAGCGGAGGAGCAAGACCAGGAAGCGGGAATAAGGGAGTAAGAGCAGAGAACGTCGACGCGGTGTTCAACAGTAGGGTGATAGCTTTCAACAAGGAGCTCTACCAATACGATCTGGTCGACTTCGAGCCGGAGAATATAGAAGCGCGTTTCATGGAGTACCTCGAGATATGCGACAGGCACGGGATGAAGCCTACCGTTAGCGGCGTATCGTTGGCGTTCGGATTGGATAGTAGGCGCTTCAACGATATTGCGCATGGTAATAGAGCGTCGTATAAGGGGTGGAGGATAACCCCCGAAACGGTGCAAGCGTTTCAAAAAGTCTATAAATTTCTCGAGTCCGTTCTGGAAAATTATTTGTCGAGCGAAGGCAAGAACCCAGCCAAATGGATATTCTTGGCAAAGAACCACTTCGGATATACGGACACAAGAGAGCAGATCGTTACGCGCCGAGAAGATGCGCCGAGCTTAGACACGGCCGAAGATATAGCAAAACGCCTAGGCATTAGCACATCCGCACCATCTCCGTTGCCTGAAGCCGAGATAATGAGCATAGAGAACATAGAGACCGTTTAACGGGTCAACGCAAAAAATGCCCCCGAACCTTTGCAGGCGCGGGGGCTTCTTGCTTTATTGGGGAATTTCTAAGAACGCATGTAATCGATTCTAAGGGCATATATTCTTTTCGTGGTATAGGATACCATAAAACCGAGGCCAATGCCTTATATTGGCTTACATGCAGCCGCTATAGATTCATTGCTAGGGCAAAGAAAAAGCCCGTCATAAAGACGGGCTTGGTTTAACTCTTCTTCGCAAGATCTAAAATGATGCTGATAGGTAGCCATACTATGAAGAATACGGCCATCAGGATTAGCCTGATAATATATTGCGTTCGCGTCATGATCCCCCCTTATCTGGTAATCATCGCTATAGTATCGCCGTTATGATCCGATATATAGGCGTAACCCCAATCGCGATAATCGTTTCGCAGATCGTCCGCGATATCGGCTATCGTTAAGCCCTCTCTATAGATGATCTCGTCCATGTTAGAGCCGTTGGCGGTCGTATATGTTTCTACAGACATTATAGCCCCTCTCGTGCTAGTTTCTCCAATGCGTACGCTTTGCAAGCCTTGTGAAGCTCTCTAATCGCTTCAGGCGTCCAGCCATGAACACGTATTAGATGATCCATCTCGGCGATAATCCTTTTTGCGTTATATTCGGGCGTATAAAGGTCGTCTTCTTTGTAATCGAAGTACTGACAATAAAAAACCCTAATACGTTTAAGCGATCCAGCCTCTAGGCGTTCTTTTTCGCTCATTTGATCCCCTTATGTCTAATAGCAGAATATCGCGCAGGTTATTTCATGCCCGAATATAGCGTTAGATCATGTCTCTTCATTTCCTAATCCTTTCCGGTTCGGGGGGGGGATTTGTTCGATTCTCAAGGTTCATTATTAAGGATATTTCCTTATATCTCTAATATAAGGATATTTCCTTATATGTCAATAGTTTAATTAAGAAAATATCCTTATTTTTTTAGCGTCAATTTTAACGAGGGTCTAAATAGACATATGGCACCCCTTAGTCGGCACTTAAAGAATGGACTATATAGACGATCCCAATTATCGGGCGTGCATTTATGGGGGGTGTTTTTTGAGGGGGGGGGTGATGCTACATAATTGCCAAATCTCAATATGAAGACAACACGTTATGCCAAGGCTCTATAAAGCGCGAATATATGCGGCCTATATGTGAAATGGGCATATGTATATATAGGCGCTTATATAGGGGGTACCAAATAATGATACATATATCAATGGGGGGGGGCGTGCTCTTATGCGTACTGCGCAATCGCTTGTGAATGCATCATCAATAATATGATCATTGGTTTTTGGTTCGATTCATGGAATCGAGCGCGAATGGGTTAAGGGTGAGGAATACGGACGGGAACTTTTGCACCCCGGGCAGTAAATGGAGAATCTGCGAACCGCTATGGTAAACACTCCGAGTAGAGAAAAAATAAAAAAAATCTATAACAAATATAAGGAAATATACTTGACAGAAAATTTTCTTAATATTATTATCGAATCATCGACACAAAGGAGCAGCAATGAACATCATACAAGCAATAGAGCAGCTGATCAATTCTTCAGCTAATTGGAATAAGAACCGCTTGGCCAAACATCTCAATCTCGTCCCGCAGAGCCTGAATAGCAGGTTTAGGCCAAATTCATCGATGCAGGTTAGTAGCGCAATAGAAATGCTCGATCCGCTTGGATACGATCTTGTGATCATTCCAAAAGGCAGCAATACTCCAAGGGGATCGATTCTGATTTCAAATGAGCCAATAGAGACAGAATCCAAACCTGTAGGCAGACCCAAAAAGCAGCCTAAATAAAAAAGAGACGAAGTGTTACCGCACCTCGTCTCAAGTGGCCATAAAGACCAGAATAGCAAGGAGATTATATCATGATTTACGGCTACATTAGAGTGAGCACGGAGGATCAAAACCTTGATCGACAGATCCAGAAGATGAGACAGCTCGGAATCGAAGGAGACTATCTTTTTCAAGATAAGCAATCCGGTAAGGATATGAATCGAAAAGATTGGAAGAGACTGGTTTCGACCATATCTGAGGGAGACCTGCTATACATCGACTCGCTCGATAGGCTTGGCCGGGACTATGAGTCCATCATTTCCGAATGGAAGAGGATAACCCGCGTCATCAAGTGCAACATCGCCTGTTTGGATCTCGAATTCTTCGATAGCAGAAACTTCCGCCAAATGGGAGATATCGGTGCTATGCTCGAGGATATGCTCTTGGCTACGCTTGCATACGTAGCTGCCACAGAGCGCAAGAAGTTAATTCAACGTACACGCGAAGGTGTGGCTTGTGCAAAAGAAAAGGGACGAATGAATGGGAAACCGCCAAAGAAGTTCGATCCTGAGGTCTTGATGTCGGCTCAAATCGCGCTCCAAACCAAGGGAAAGAGCGATGCTGCAAAGATATTAGGAGTCACGAGGCAGACGGTCTATAAGATGATCGAGGATGGGAGGTTGGTGGCATGACTGGTCGGAGAGAGGAGCTCATTCCGTACTTCAGGTCGCTCAATGCGCAGAAAAGACCGTGTCCTGAATGTCATCGCCCGACACTGCGTCTTAGTCCTACACTCAATCCTTCTATTGCGATAGAGGAGTGCATGAATTGCAATCACTTCGCAACGCTCAATGCTCCCCAAGAGGCGCTACAGAACGTAGATCGACATTCTGCGAAGCGCCCCAATATCATAAAGGTGAATTTCGGAAATGGCTAGAAGACCGTGCTTGATGTGGTGGCAAGGTTTGCCCGTAGATGTCTACATGGGGCGATATCAGTATGACTTCGTGTTCTACTCCGAGAACGGCACCGCTCATCCGTCCAGCATCGCAAAGGCAGAGATCGCCAATATCCACATTGATCGCAGGCGTGCTTTTGCCGGTATGAGGCCGACATTCGGGGTAGGGAGGTCCGCACTCGCTGCGGCGCTTTTCGGCGGCTTGGTCGGTGCGTGCACCATGGTGGCCACAACGCGAAGCGAGCCATCCTTTGAGAATAGGTGGTATTTCGTGATCGAGTCGCGAGATGGCGGCATCATCGAATTAGAATACGATCAAAAACATGCGTATAATGGTGGAATAACAAAACAAGGCGTTGCGACATTCTTAAAGGATTTCAGGCGAAACCGTAGGATGTACGCAGTTTAGCTATACAGGGGGCATACAGAAAGGGGTCTGTCGTTTTTGACAGCCCTTTTCTGTATTGGAGCTCTTGTGCTTGATTACGAACACTTGCTTGGTGTGCTCGAAGAGCAATGCCGCTCCGCATCCAACCTATCTCCATTTCAGGATTCTCTTGCCGTTTTGACCGAATACAAAGAGATCGATCCCGTGAAAGAAAGGCTTGTCTCATTTCGCATAAGGGCGATTACTGAGAAGAAATCTGTAGAGTTTGCGGGCAAGCATAAGCTAGAATTGGCAACGGACGCCCTGCTTACAGTCGAGTCGCTCCTTAAATTGAACGCAGATATCGATTTCGATGCATATACACTATTCATGGAGTGGAAAAGGCCTCCTGAAAAGTGCTTCT